AGCGGCTTTGCCAAGGCTGGCTTCTTCTAGCGTCTTGCCTGTCTCCACTTGAGCGGCAAGGTTTGATCCGGTGAACTGTCCCGTAGACACAGCACCTGCGCCCAATAAACCAGCGCCCAAAGCAACCGGAGCCGACACTGGAAGGGCTAATGCCGCAAGACCTGCGGCGGCTGGAGCGGCAGCATAGGGCAAAGAACCGCCAAGAGTTTCTCGAAACTTTAATCCAAAGTCTTCCGTCCAGCCTTTTTCAGTGGGGGTAAAACGTGCAGCGGCTTTGGCTTGCGCGGCTTCGTATTCCTTTTGGGCTTCGGCTTCGTCTTTAAGACCAAGCTTACCTTTGAGCAATTCAAACTCACCACCCAGTCGTGTAGCACCGGCAGACGCTGCAGCTTTAAAACCAGAGGTGTCTTGCTTGGGGCCGGTTTCTTTACGGCCACCAAAGGCTTCGGGGTACATGCGTTGCGCACGTTCCCATGTCTGTTCGGGCGTTTCCCCCTCACGAATTGCTACAGTTGTGCCGTCGGGTAGAGGGAGTGCTTTTGCCATGATGTGCTTAAATTGTGTCGGCTAAGTAAACCCCACCAACGCCGTATTTGGTGGGGGCTTTGTCAATTATTGACGATCTGGTTTACTTGTGTCAACCGTAGATGGAGGTACTCTTGCCATCAATGCCTGAATAGACCTAATCTGGGTGACAAACTCTTGTGGTGTGAGCACTGTGTCGCCCTCTTTGCGCTTACTGATGTAGTCCGTGTACGCCGTAGTGGGGTTAAACTTGCCTGCCTGAATCTCTGCAAACTTGGCCAGACCTACTGCCAAATCGCCCTTGCCCAGCAACGTAGCAATACGCTCTTGCCCTTGCGGAATCTGCGCAATTCGCTCGCGTGCAGCAATTTCACTTCTAGAAATATTTTCCGCAGACTTAAGTCTCTTATCGGTCTGAATTGCGTCAGCCGCAGTAGTAAAGATTGCTCTTTGGTTGTCAGTAGAAATTTTCAAATCGTTTGTTGCGCCATCCAACATCAACTGCTGACCTTGAATTCTAGAGTTGCGAATGGCGCGGTCGGCATCTCTAATTTCTCTGTCGTTCATGTCTTTGCGATTTAGGCGCAAATCTTCCATACGCTCACGCGCTTCGGCAAACTTTTCTTTGGCCGCATTGATCTTGTCCATGCCGGCAATGTAGCTCTTACTTCCTACTTGCACGCCTATACCGACAGCCGTACCGAGGCTGCCCGGAGTTGACATCATGGCTGCTCCAGCCTGCAACAAGGCTAAACCAAGATTTTCGTCTTTCATTCCTGTTAAGCCCTTTTCGCGTTCCGCAAGGCGAGCTTCTTTGCCAGCAAACACATCGCCTTCATCTTTGATGCGTTTCTTAACGGCAGCCGCTTCGTCAGTGGCTTCTTTCTCAAGTAGCGAAGAAAGTTCCACACGTCGGTTCATCAACGCCCCTTGTCCAAGGTCTGATTCGCGTGTAAATTTGGCAGTCAGCGCCTCAAGCCCTTCGGGCGCTTTGCCGTCTGCTGGTGCAGCGGGTTTTGTGCCGGGTGCGGCTGGTTTTGTGCCGGGTGCGGGTGCAGGTGCAGATGCAGATGCAGGTGCAGAATCAGAAATAATAAGCGGCACTGAGGGTGAGGTTGCGGCAGTCCCTGCTATGCGAGGGTCGGGTTGACGACGGAAATTATCATCTCGCTGCGAAGGCACTGTAGTTGCAAGAGTTTTACTCGCTGTTTGTGCAGAATCCCGAAACAAAGGAGCACGTTCAAAAAACGGACTTGGAGGCACTAAAGTGTCTTCTCCACGCGCGCCTAATACGCGTTGCCGTTCTGCTTCACGTGCTTTTTCTTCGGCTGTGTTTCTATCTCTCTGTTCTTGTAAAACAGCCTCAAACGTGCGGCGGCGATAGTCAGCAAAACTTTCGTTGGGTAAACGAACCAAACTACCATCCCCGCCCATAGCGGTAGGAACGCCTTGGTAACGTGGGATGTGTCCACCATCGGCCATACGCAACACTGGTTCGCCGGAGTACATTGTGTCTTCATCAGCGGAGCCGCCATCGGCAAACGCCACGATACCTCCACCAGCCATGTTCTGGATATTTGGTGTAGGTAACTGCGCAATGCCTTGTTGCTCTGGTAGTGGCCCACCACCCTGTGGAGGCATACCTTGTGGAGGCATACCCTGACCGCCTTGTGGGGGCATACCTGGTGGGGGCATACCTTGTGGCATTTGTGGGGCGGGATCCATATTCTGCACAACCTGCTGGTTGACGGGCGGCATTGGGCCACCTTGCTGAGCGTTGGCTTTTTGTGCGTACTCTTCACGTTTTGCATGCACAGCTTGGGCAGCGCCCAGCATTATCATGTCGTCTTGATTTTGAGCCGCAAACGCTTTTAACTGGTCAGTGCTCATCACCGCAAGCTTGGCCAGAACCGAATCAAGGCTTGGGTTACGGATGTCTTCGTTTGGACGATAGATGCTTGATAAAGACATATTTACCTCTTAAGCCATTTTATGAAGGAGCAATTTTGCCAGACCCGCGTTGGGGCGCTCTTTAATTACGCCACCTTTTTTAGAGCCAAACATTTTGTATGCGCCGTATGCCGCTGTACCTGCACCAGCTACTTGGTTAAGTAGTGAGGGCGGTGATGTGTACATTGTGCTGCCTTGCGTAGACAGCGGTGCACCGCGGTACAGGTCTGACAAGAAGCCCATCTGTTTGTACGGTTGGTTCTGCGCGTTCAAGTAATCTTGGTACTGATTATTCAAAACGTTCTGCACGTTCTGCTGTTGCTGCGTACCAAACTGATTCTGCATCGCCAAGTTGCCCATGTTCTGGTTGTACAGGTTTTGACCCTGCGCACCAAGATTCTGGTAGCCAGACATACCAGCTTGCAAACCTTGCAGACCTAAGCCTGCGCCAAACTGCGACTGCTGTGCGTTAAGTTGGTTAGCCGCTTGGCCATACTGCGCTTGGTTCTGCGCGTTGTTCATCTGCTGGCCATAACCATACTGACGAGCCTGCTCAGCCATTTGCTGAGCGCTCAGGCCATATTGTTGGTTAGCCAGTTGCGCCTGCATGTTCTGACCGGAACCCAATTGTTGCTGTGCCAAGCTAGCTTGCAGGTTTGCGTTGCCAACGTTAAAGCCCATGTTTTGATTAGCCAACATAGCTTGCTGTGCCAACTGAGGGTTCTGCATTGCAGCGGCTTGATTAAACTGGCCTTGCTGGAGGCCGTACTGTCCTTGCATTTGCTGGTTAGCCAAACCAAACTGGTTAACTGCTTGCTGATTAGCCATGCCAAACTGATTTTGCGCTTGTTGATTGGCTTGGTTGGCTTGCTGGTTAAATTGTCCTTGTTGCAAACCGTACTGGCCGCGCAAAGCCTGATTAGCCATCTCAGCTTGTTGCTGGTTACTTAAGTTAGCCATGCCAGTTTGCTGCGCCATCTGTGCGTTTTGCAAGCCGTACTGACCGCCCAAAGCTTGGTTAGCCAGCGCTGCTTGCTGTCGCAACTGTGCGTTCTGCAGGCCAGTGTTGTACTGCATTTGCTGGTTGCCTTGATCTGCCTGCAAGCCAGTTTGCTGATTAGCTAGCAAAGCCTGAAGCCCTGTTTGCTGATTCATACCTTGCGCTTGCAAACCAGTCTGCGCCCCCAAACCTTGCGTTTGTAAACCCGCACTTAAGTTTTGCAAGTTAGCTTGCTGTTGGTTTGCCTGATTTGCCAACGCAGCTTGCAGTGCCTGAGACGAAGACATACCACTGGCTTGCAGACGATTAGCTTCGTTTTGAACAGCGGCTTGCTGTTGGTTATTCAGGTTAGCCAGAGATGTTTGTAAGCCAATCTGACCTGCGCCCAACTGCTGAACGCCCAACTGGGCGGCTAAGTTTTGCTGGCCAACAGTTAAACCTGCTTGTTGGTTTTGCCCTGCTGCTTGCATCTGACGCGCTTGGTCAGCGTTAAACTGGGTCTGTGCTTGTGAGTATGCGTCTTGCAAACCTTTAGCTTGGATGTCGCCTTTTTGTAAAGCTAAATTACGGGCAGCTTCGGCATCCATGATGGCTTGGCGGCTACCGCCAAACGCGCCAGCTTTAACAGCTTGGGCATTAGATTGAGTTCTAGCAATGTCTGCCGCACGTTGAGCTTCCCGTTGCTGAATACCCACCACACTTTGCATGTAGGGAGACATGTACTGCTCGGCACTTCGTTGACCAAAATCTTGCGCAGAAATGCGCTCGGCTGGCCCCATTTGGAACTGCTGAAGCTGTGGGTTATAGCTTGATTGCGCGGCTTGAATGTCGCGTGACTGAACGCCTGTAGACGAGATGTCTTTGGCCGCTTGCATGCTAAGCGCTTGCAATTGAGGGGCGGTGACGCGTTCAGCGCGTACGGTATCCGCACGTACTCTGTCGGGGCCACCAAACTGTTCCGCGCCAATTCTTTCGGAAGGGCCTGCTTGCGCGGCTGTGCCAATAGCTGCACGGGCTTCTGGTGCTACACCTAGCTGTGCAGCTTTCATGTCTTGCGCTTTGTACCGCTCATCAAACGTAGCCGTAGGAGCAGCGCCCAGTTGCGCGGCTGTAGCAACCTGTCCCGTTACATCTCGTGGGCCAGTCATTTGGTAGTTTTGCAACTGAGGGGCGGTTACCTCTCGGGCAGTGAACTTAGAGGGGTCGTATGCCTGCTGGCTTGTATAAGCGTTACCAAACTTTTCGGGGGAGTAGGTGGTTTCACCTGCTTTTTTAGCCAAAGATTCTAAACCTGTAGCCGCAGATGTAGAGTATTGGTTGTAGCCAAGATTGCCCGCACCCGTAAACGCCTGTTTTTGCAAGTCTTGAAACTGTGCAACGCGTTCGGGATTTGTAAAACCTTGTTGCCGTGCATACTGCTCATATGTTGGCATTTGGTTAAAGCCGCTGACAATTGGCAAGCCTTTATCGTCAAGCTTTGGTGTTGTTTTGGGACGCCCTTGCGCGTCTAATACCGGTTGCCCATTTGCATCTAATACAGGCACCTGCTGGTATGTAAACGCAGTGCCCTGCGCCATACCCAATAAGTTTTGCGCAAACGGCGCAATCTCAGGGGCAAAGCCTACTTGATTTCGTACAATTTGTTCTGCCATTTTCTGTCCTTATGCGGGTAAGTGCTTTTCAGCGCGGGAGTTTTTAGCCACACGCCCTTTGCCCACGGTTTTGCGTCGGGCTGCCTGAATTCTGTCCATCATTTTGTAGAGCTTACGCGCCCCTGCTTCAGTAGAGCCGTTGCCCAATTCTGACACGATACGGGCGGGAACTACAAATTCACCATCGGCAAGGCGTGCGGGTTGCCTCTTACCAATCATGGCGGGGATGCTGTCGGACACGCCATCACCGGGGCCTCTTAGTAAACGACCGCCATCAGAGTAGCCGCCCAAGGAACCGAGACCCCCGCCCATGGCGTAGCCGGGCATACCGCCGTTAGCAAACGCGTTATTTTCAGCTTGAAGTCCGTAGTCGTAATCGCCACGGTCGCCAAAATCACCACCAGCGTTACCAACTCCGACATAAGTGTTGGTATTTGGATTAAAGGTGTCTGCAACCTCATTTGGAACGTAAGTTGTTTCAGGCATTACAGATACTTCTGGCATAGTCACCGTAGCACCACCGCTTGGTTCGTATTGAACCGCCGCCTGTACAGCAGGCTGTTGTTGGGCAAACCGATCCATGGTAACTTGTGTATTGCCGTCACCCATAGTAGTGAGACCGCTGTTTGGTACGTCTACCGAAATATTTGCATTGTCAATATTTGTAGCGGTGCGGAAATTGTCTAGGTCAGACATCACCGGCGTAGAGGTGCGGAAATTGTCTAGGTCAGACATCACCGGCGTAGAGGTGCGGAAATTGTCTATTTCTGACAGTGCAGGCGTAGTAGTACGGAAATTGTCTAGGTCAGACATCACCGGCGTAGAGGTGCGGAAATCGTCTATTGCTGACACCGCAGGCGTAGTAGTACGGAAATCGTCTATTGCTGACACCGCAGGCGTAGTAGTACGGAAATCGTCTAAGTCACGCATCACGGGCGTAGTAGTACGGAAATCGTCTATTGGAGAAGGCGCAGTTGTTGGGAGCGCAGTAATGCCACCACCGCCACCACCGCCTGTAACTGGAGTGTTTGGCGTTGTAAATGGATTTAAAGTAGGTAAATCATCATCTTTTTTTGCTGCAGGCGGTATATAAATTGGTTGCTTAGTAAACTCGTCAGGCGGTAAAGCGCCAATATCTGGGCGTGTTGTGTTTGTAAGACCCATCAAATAGTTGTAAGCGGCTTGAGAACTGCCATCACGAACACGGGCAGCACCACCTTCTGCAAACTTCTTGTGCAAGCGCATTAACCCGCCGTTGGCTTCTCCATCGCCACCAGCCGCACCATCGCCCCCAGAAGCGCCAGAACCACCATCACCAGTACCAGCTGCACCATCGCCACCGCTATCGCCAGTACCTCCACTGTCAGCTGCGCCGCCTCCACCTCCACCTGCAGCACCTGCATCACCAACACTGCCGCTATCACTGCTACTGCCAGTGTCACCAAAGTCTGCTGAATCAGCAGCGGTAGCGCCAGTGCCGCTTGAAGCACCTGTACCACCCGAGCCGGAACCACTATCCCCACCGCCAAAATCGTACGAAGAGTTTGGCGAAGAAGCGGGGGCAAGTGCTGCAATACCTTCTGCTGGCACAAACGAGTACGATTGGGTGTCTGAATTCCACGCGTAACGGCCTTGCGCGGCAGGGTTAGTTGTCCCACTAGCAGAGGTTGATTCTGCAGTGGTCGGAGCCGCAGTAGTTTTAGGCGCAATACCCATCAAAAATTCATACGCGGCTTGTGAAGAGCTACGTGAATCACTTCCGGGCATTTGCGTCACGGTTCTGGGTACGCCAATTGCTCCACCGTCAGCGTAACCGGGGTATCCCAAAGACTTAACACTAACAGGGTCTAACGCTTTTGCGCGTTGTGTTAAAAGATCAACCTCGAAGTTGCGGATGTATCCGGGGTTATCCATCTTGGTAACGGTTTCTACACCCTGATCGGCCAGCAATGGCGATGTCACACCTAAGAGTGCGCCAGCGTTTTGTTTAGCAAAATCGCCAAATGCGGAAGGGCTTTTTGTAATTGCACCAAAACCAGAAGACAGTTTGTCTGCATTAGACATTACAGCAGGGTTGGCGTCACTTGTAAGGAACTTATTAAACGCCTGACCTTGAGCGCCTTCGGCTGCCCCTGCGCTACCCAACGCGTTTTCTAAACCTGCAGATGCTCCAGCCCCCATCACACCGCTAGCCAAACTAGCGCCGCCATACGCGCCCATACCGGCCATCAAACCTTTGGACAAACTGCCCGTAGCCAGACCTGTGATACCGCCCAAGCCAATAGCCGTACCTGCCGCGCCGCCCAAACCACCCAAAGCGGCACCAATAGCAGAGCCAAAGCCGGGAGCAAACGCATTAAGCGCAAAGCCCGCAATCGCAGGCAATAACTTCTTCAAAAAGTTGGCTTCAACCAGACCTGTGTCTGGGTTAATTGTCAGTGAGCCGCCATGTTTCATGGCCAAAGCCTGCAAACCCGCCACTTCTTGGGGGGCCATATGCACCAGCATCGAGTCTGAATTGCGGCCTTTTGCGGCCATTTGATTTGCAAGTGCGTGTAGGCTCATATCTGCCTCTTAAAATGGGGGTTAATTAAGTTTATCATGGTGGTAGCGCAGACACAAATGAAAGTGTGGCTACAACAGACTGCGTAGATGGCTTAGTAGGTGTACCAGAAGCAGCAAGGTGCTGGATGGTTACACCAACGTTAGGCACAGACCAATAGATTTCTATATACTGCCCCGCCGTCATACTTAAAAAATAGTTCCAGCCAACAATTGCGTGCCCGTCTGTACCGGCGTGTCTATTTGGAATAGACACAAAGCCAGTTGACCCCGGGATATCTACCCCGCTTTGTTTTAGCCAGATGTAAACATCTTGAAAGGCGGTGTCTGTGTTTGCAAACTGCGTACTAAACTGTAAGTTATAAATACCAGCAGTTGCTACAGTAATTTTAGAACTGCTGATGACCCCGTTGGCAAAATCGGTGGTATTCAGTGTCATCAACGTAGCTGTATTGGCTACTGCTGTCTGATCCTGATCGCTGGAGAACGCACCATACGGCACTGACAAAGTTCTTAACTGCCCGATGATGTTGTCAAGCTGGTTAAAGTACAGACGCAGGATGTTGTTTAGCTCGTTGATATAGTTCTGGTCGTACTGCTTTGTGGCAATCGGCAAGCGCGGCGCAACGACCCTATTGAGCTGGTACTCGGATGTAACAATCAAAGACATCAGCCGCCCCTGCGACCATCAGGTCGAATGTCCATACGCGGTGCGCCCAACTGCCACGTTACGCCAAGCGCAGTGGAGTCAATCTTGAACGCCATCTGGCGACCCCGCACACGGGTGTTGATCTGCCCAGTAAACTCTTCTACTGGAATGACTGCTGTGCGTGTTACTGCGCCGCTACTACTGCCCGCAACCGACGCAGGGTTGTTATACCCAGAGCCTGAGTTTTGCAAAGGCTGCAAATACATCGTAACCTGTGGGCTTGTGGCTGTGGAGCCACGGAACGTGATGTCGGGCAGGATACGCCAGACGAAGCCAAAGTTGTGGCCGTCACCAATATCAAACTGTGAAGAACTAATGTATGCCTCAATTGGCAAAGCAGTGCCAGTAGCGTTGTCGTCTACGCCTTGTTCATGGTTTACCACGTTGTAGTTGTACGTAGCAGCAAGTGGGTAGTTACGAAGACCTGAGTCAAGCCGTACGCGCCATCATGCCGTAGTACCAGATGTCTTCTTCGTAGTTGTACACAACGTACTTGTCTATAGCATTTGAATTACTAGAGCAGTAGAACCACCAGACTTCATTAAAACCTTCGTTGGTGCTTGCAAACACCTGCTCGTACTGAGCCGAGTTGATGTCGCTAAAAATGTACTGCCGCAGATCACAGCGCAGTGTCTGCACACGGCCATCGTATTTGTAGAACTTGTCCACGCCCATCCAGTACGTAACACCCGAGGCAATGGCAGCAGCGCTGGGGCCTACAAGTGAAATGCTGTCTGCAAGAAGCTGTGAACTCCACACAAAGGGCGGCCCAAGGTACTGCAGTGAGTACAAAGAAGAGTCTGTCCAAACCAAAATCTCTTGGCGGGACTGTAAAGCAGTCACAATCTTTGAGCCATGCGAGAGGCGAATACTACCTGCTTGGTTGGTAATTGAAGGTGTCCACTGCACCGCATCTTCTTGGTCAGACCAACGAATCAGCATCGGGTCAAGAATCGTATCTCCAATCTCGTTGGTGCCAAAAACAATCACAAAGCGGCTGGTGTCTGAGACCAATAAGAAGTTTTGGTGTAGCGGCACATCCGATGCACCGGCAAGAGAAGAAAGCAACACGCCACGGGTTGTCAGGCTGGTGTTAGCGTCCCAGTAGTAAATCTCTTCACCGCGTGGGCCAAAGATCAAGTTCTGGCCAAAGTTGCTTTGGTTCCAGATACGCAGCGCATCCACAGATGTGGAGCCAAGGCCCCATGTGCCTGAACCCCAAGAGCCAGCGCCCCAACCCACTAAAGGCACGGCATACTCAGGGCCGGGATTGACTTGATATGCGGCCACAACAGCCGCGCCCCCGCCCGTAGCGGTAGAAGAAGCTGGAGAAGACGCTGTAATTTCGTACGTCGTTGTAGACGTACCAATAGTAGAGAGTTGGTATTCACCATTAAGGGTTAAGCCACCCACAGCCGTTGCACCGCTGAAAGTCACAAAAGCGCCATTGGTATAGCCGCCCGTAGCATCTGTTACAACTACTGTGGTTGAGCCTGATGTGGTAGAAAATGGGTTGTTGCCAAGCGTTGCTGGGGCTTTGCGCAAGGGGGTGATGTCGTTGTACGCCCCGCCATTCTCAATGTAAAACTTAAGGTGTGTGCCCACGCCCAACAGGTTCTGGCTACCGAGCGTCACCCAATTCCAAAGCGAGCGGCATACACCCAAGAATGTCGTTGCAGAAATACGAACCCAGCCACCAATCTTCTCTGGTGTGCCTTGACGGAACCGAACTTTGTCGCAATCATACCAACCACCTTCGGTGGTATATCTAGTATTCTCCCGGTTTACACCGGGCTTGAACATGATTTTTTGTAATGGCATGGCTTATTTTCCCATCAATTTGGGTGTGCATCAAGCATACAGCCGTGTGCCTGTTTTGTCGATAATCAGCGCTTGTTTTCTTGGCTTGGCATCTGGCGTGTTTGGGATGCTGATATGCGTCCAGCGATCGAATTCTCGGATGATCTGATCGTAGGGCAAGCCAGATGCAATGATGGTTTTAACCACTTCATCAGGGGTCAGTTGAGGTACTCGGATGTCCACAGCACAACCAATACGATGCTGGCTAGTATCTTTAGAGCCAACAGCATCATTGACTTGCTTGCTGCGAAAAGCAGAGTTAACCATGACTGGTCTTCCGCCCAAGGCAGTTTTGATTTCCTCAAGGAAGGCCGCGAGTCGCTTAAGGTTCTCCAGCTCTGCTTCGTTTGGGGTATTGTCATACTGTCTGTGGTCAGTGTGCGTGAGTTCTTCAAGGGTGAAATGTGGTGTCAGATTCATTTTTTAATCCTATCTGCAATCTTTTCCATTGTGCGTCCACCAAAGTAGAACGACATCACGAGCATGCCCCATTGTCCCAGCAATTCAACGTAAGCGCCACGGGTTTCGTACTCAAATATTGAGGCAATAGCAAAGCCAGAATAGGCAACCAACAGGAAGATTAGCGTCATGGGACGAATGTTCTTAGACAGCCAAGAATCACTGGACATGTCAGCCTTAACCCGCTCGGTCAGGTTGTTCTGCTCCGTCTTGTATAGCTCGGTTTCATTGGCCATCTTAGCCAGCTCACCATCTTGCGCCATCTTCTGGAGCTCCAGTTGCGCCTTGGCTTTGGCCTCTGGGTCCGGGATCAGCTTATCGATAAGTTTTCCACCTACCGATAGGAGTGCGTCTAGTCCAATCATGTGCGTTGCTCCAATATCTCTTTAATGGCAGCAATAGCTTTGTTACTCAACTCAACAGATTCTTCGCTTAGAGTGCTTGTCCCATCTTCCCGATAAGGGTGAGTTGATGCAAAAATACTTTCTAGCGCGTTAAGCGCCATTTTTAGTGCGTCTAGTCCAATCATTGTTTGCTCCTTGTAAGCATGGTTGCTGCAATTTCCATCATGGTTCTTGTCACTTGAATGTCAGCGGGTTCATTATCCCAGCCCACAGTAATTTGGCCAACAAACCGGCTTGGATCAGGTGGGATACTGATTCGGCAAGTAAATGCAACCCCTTTGGCGATGTACCACAAACCCATCTCGGATTGCGCTGACTTGTATTCGCCACAAGGTATCTCGCTGGCCATCAGCTTGACTACATCAGCGTTGTTAAGTGAATTCTGGGTAAACAGGCCTACATCCAGCCCATCGTTGGTTTTGTCTCGGCCTTCTTTGGTGTAAGCGCGGTACAGCACTCTGGTTCCAAACATTGGATTTACTTTAAACACGGCCACAACGGTTGCATTGGTGGTTTTAAACAGGTGGGCGGCAGCGTCTTCCACTCTGTCCTCAACAATGCTTGGCATCTTCTTGGACTCTTTGTACGCGCCCACTAGCAGTTCTTGGTTCTGCCAAACAAAGTACCCACAAAATGCAAACACCGCCATGAGTATCAGCGCAAACAGCTTGAATGGACTATCCACATAGGACAGCACCTTGCTTAGTACATCTGCTGGCTTTTCTTCACTCATAGTCCAAACATCCCAAGTATTTTGTTCACAATCTTGTCAGACAGATCGTCTGGCAGGAATTTAAGAAACCCAAGCACCCACCACGCCACGCACAGCCTGACAAAGACTTTAAGGAAGAGGTCAAACTGTTTCTGGTACTCATTCACCGACCACACCTTGTCTTGGCACAGTAATCTTGTATCTCAGCAATGCCCCAGCCAACAGCGCCAAGAAGCATTACGATCACAACAACACCAATCGCCCACGCCATCTGCTCTTGTTCTTCTTCTTTGCG